GGACCAGTTAACATTAATGTTACCTTAGAACTAGATAAGAGAGTATTGGCAAGACACACAGAAGAAGTGATGATTGACAAACTAAACCCAGCAGTGGCTTAGTGAGGGAGAAAAATGGGATTTATTGATAACTTAAACAATTTCCAATACGGCGACAGCGGATCTGACGCATACGCTAATAGTAAAAGAATGACCATTGAATTTTTTCACTTGCCATCAAACAAGTCTATTAAATTCAAAGCTTTCTTGACCAGTTGGGACGATAAGTTTACCTCTCAGTACAACTCAGAGGACGTTTATGGCCGTAACGACCGGATTCTCACATTCCAAGGAACATACAGGGAAATTGCAATTAGCTGGGATGTTGTTGCGCACAGTGTAGATGAAGGTATGGAAAACTTAGCAAGAACATCTGCACTAGCACAATTTCTATACCCAGCATATAAAATGGAATCTTTGGGCTTTTCAATTGAAGGCGGAACGGTGCAGAACTTAAAAGTTGGCACGATGACAAAGGCGCCTCTTGTAAAAGTGCGTTTTGGAAACCTTATTGTTGATAGTATGGGAGATATCGACGCTCCAACTGCTGCTGAATCTGGGCTATTGTGTGCTTTAGACGGCCTACAGATTACAACAGATCTTGATGGCGGATTCTTTGACGGTACCGGAATTGCAACTCCCAAAATTCTAAAATTATCGACAAATCTGCAAGTGCTTCACCAGCATACGCTGGGCTGGGATAACGGCTCAAAAGAGTGGCTTGGTGAGGGTAATTCTGCTGGGTATCCATACAATTCTTGGGGTGATGGAGCCAGCGATCTTAACACATTCAACGCCACCAAGCGTAAAGCAGAAGCAGCTGCAGAACTCGAAAAAGCCAAACAAGCTGAAGGGGCTGCTCCTGACCAATCCGGCGCCGAAGCTCCATCTGCCCCGCCCACACCACCACCGGGTATTGAGGATGCCGGTCCCAGTGCGGGTGAACAAATTCAAGAGGCATTTGACGACTTTGCTGATGCATTAAGAAATATTAGCAACACGTAAAGTAAGGTAGGTAACAATTATGGCAAGTAGATACAAGGGAAGAAAAAGAAAAGTAACAGATGAAGAGATGTACCAAGAAACTCTAGAAAGTAGAGGTGAATCAAGAATCCGGCACTTTGCAACACCCAGGCTAAACCACCCAACGACCGCTCAGCGAGAAACAATGACCAAACACATTCACGTTTGGAGAAATGGCGATCGTTTCTATAAATTAGCAGATCACCATTATGGGGACTCAAGATATTGGTGGGTTATCGCTTGGTGGAACTTGCGGCCGACCGAATCTCATGTTAAGGTAGGGGAGGGGCTACGAATCCCAGGACCACTAAACTTGGTGCTCGGAATACTGAGGGAGAGGCGATAAATGCCGTTTGTCAACACTGCTATAACGGCTACAGATGCTCTACGTAATTTATCTAACGGAGCTGAACAGCTTACATTTACCAATCTGGGTGGGTTCATGGCCACACCAGAAGAAATGGCAACATCTGCCCCTAGTAAATACTGCACGCCGATCACCTACCCAAATAAATATATTGATCTGATCAATCATGTAACTGTCATGCTTAAGCAGGAACCCGGAAATGCAAACTCTATTATCTCACAGAGAACAGCATTTTCAAGTCCATTTACTGCGGACGACTTAAAGTACGTTTCCTCTGAGGCCATAATGGTTTCATTGGTTATGGATCAAGGTATGGGCATGGCTTGCATGGGTAACACGAATCTGTTTGACAGCATTGCGCAGCTATACCATTATATTGCACATAACTACTATATGATGAGTTGTTATGCAGCACTGGGAGCTTATCTCCAACATGACGGCGCCGTAGATTTCGGCGCTAAAGCTAAGGATCAGCCATCATACAGAAATAAATTTAGAGTAATCAATTTTCATAAAGTTTTGAAAGCGAACTTTGAACAGCAAGGTCTCGAAATTATCGGTGACCAGACCATCGCCGGCGCCGAGGGTTTTGCCACACCCACAAGCGATTTTTCAGCGACCGGTGACGCTGTGTTGGCCGTAGAAAGTATTGCCGTAGGCGCCTCAGACGCCCTAGGTACTAATCTCACCGCGAAAAGTTACGGTGTAAAAAATTATGTTGAAATCAGCAAACATCTTGGAATAAACGGTTATGCCCAAGACTCACAGAATTTCCCACTCGGTCTGATGAGTGATAAAATTTACCAAGTAACTCCTTTAAGTATACGTCAAATTCCAGGGGCAGAAACAGAAGTTCCGCCAGTCTGGTACGACAGTATTGGTCCAGCCCGAGGCGGCTGGGGCCCGGTTTACAGTATTGTTCCCGTTAATAGCGATTATCATAGAAATATTCTAAATCGTGACATTATGGCACTTCCCGATGGCCAGCGAGATCCTAAGTTTAAAGACCGCCATGGTTTAAACGCAACTAAAAATAAGTTTCTTACACCCTTCAAGATTTCTGATGGCTTAAACGGTGAAGCTCGTGGATCTCACGTTGCTATCCAAGCTTGGGGCGGGTTTATACATCGCACAGGAGCACGCCCCACCGAGGCCGGCCCACTCTACGATGATTCTGCCTCATTTAATGATTTCTGCGACGAAGAGCCAGTTATTCCTTTCGCGTGGAAGGGTTGGGGCTATCCAATGGGCCACATCGCAGACATGGGTGCGCTTGGAAATGTCCCATCGATGAGCATCGCAGGAAGATATGCACAGCTATACTACGATACAAAGTTTTTGATAGCTCGAATGGGCAAGTGTCTAGAGGCCGTAAAGCCTCTCGCTGAATTAGCCAACACTGACGCGGAGTTGGCTGCAAGCCAAGCAGAGTTAATCGCACGAAGAAAAGCCCTTGAAGCCGAAGCCGAGAAGGGCCTTACAGAAGAAAAGGCCGCTGAGTTAGAGGCCCTCACGGAACAACTCGAAAATACCGCGGCGCTTGCTAAAACAGCAGAACTCTTCCAATCAAACACAGCAGAGTTCGCTTCGCAATTTAGAACAAGAGAACAGTGTTATCTGTTGAAAAACATTCGCCCGCTGGCCGCAGCACATATTCAAAAAATGTCACGCAACACATCAGGCGCCGGCGCATCTGTACCACAGCCAAATGATCTAGCAGTATACAATACAAGCCCAGAAGGCCCCAAAGGCCACGTAATTCAAGGCTCACCCGGTTCTGTTGTTACGGGTCTCACATATGATCCCGCTTATGCTGCATACTATCTGCTAACACCAGCCAAACTATCATATTTAGTACCATCAGTAAAGCTGTATCAAGTATTACATCAGCATTTTAGTAGAAACCAAGCTGGTGAAAAGGTGGCATCAAACTTGGGTGTGCCGGTTGACTTTGAAGTGCCGTTCTTTCAACACATAACTCAGCAAGCGATTGAAGATATCATGAGTGGCAATTACGGTAGTAAAGGTGGCCAAGTAGGTCTAGATAGTTTTACTTGGGTATATCAAGGCTCAAACCCTGCTAATTCTCGCCGTGATATCAAAGCCACACTAACGCTACATGCACAATCTTTTGACGATTTGTTGAACATGCATAGTGTAACTTTGAGCAAAGAAGACGGCACCACATTCACTCACGAATGGAACTATGTTGATTTGGCAATTCGAAGAAACAGAAACCATCAAATCGCTCCAGACGTCTTATACTCACAACTTAAAGTTGTCGCTGGTTGGTCACTGCCTGATGCTCCTCATGAAGACATCGGTTTTACCGACGATGAGATTCGCGCGATCAAGAATTCACGAACAACGATGTATCTTACAATTATTGATCATTCATTCGATATTTTAGAAGATGGAGCAGTTAACTTCAAGATAGAATACCGTGCTTATATCGAAGGTGCTTTCACAAGTCCTGAAGCTAATATTCTAGTTACTCAAGAGTCTTTGAACAGAGAATTGGCCGCAAATCAAGCCAGAGCAAAAATGGCCGCCAATATTCAGGATCCTAATGGTGAATGTACTGATGAAGACATGGCAGAATTGAGGAGAAGAATTACCAACTCCATTCAATTAGACAAAGCGGATGCTCATGTTTCTTTGATTAAAGGCTTAGAGGAACATCCCGACGGTTCTAAGATATATTTGCATGAGGTTACAGTTGCTGAAATGCTACAATTTTTATCAGCGCCGTCATTCGCTGGAACTGATCAATTTAGGCTAGCTGACAGAGATACGACCGCGCCCATCGGAACTGGTCAAACAGGAATTGCAGCCCGCCTAGAAAGCGCAATTAATTTTCCAACTGAAGTAGACTTTAATAGCTCTGAAAACAATGTAGACGTAGACTCGATGCTGAAGACGGCCTTTGCACCCATTCAAGGCCAAAAGATATACCTTCCATATTTTTTCTTAGGTGATTTAGTTCATGTCGCCTTACAGAATATTGATAAAGGTGATGGGATGAAAGGCAAGCTGCCCGAAGACGCAGATCCTAATAATACCCAAGGCGAACCAGAACCTAGAAAGTTTACAAATATGAGAATCCTGCTTGGCCCTGTAGAATTGGTAAACCCAGCGGATCCAAGCGATATAATGCAAGTTAACTTGGCAGATATTCCAATTTCTATGAATTATTTTTTGGAATGGTTTTTGGAGAGAATTACCGCAAAAAACACGACAAAATGGTACATTGTAGAGTTTATTAAAGATCTTACGAGAAATCTTGTGTTTAAGACACTTGGTTCTGAAGATTGCTTTAACGGCGCCTTCAGACAAAGATCAACATTTCAAAACCTCTACCTTACCGGGAAAGGTTCAGATGGCGTAGATCCCATTTCAATGATGATGGGCACTAAATTTGGTGATGCCAACTCCCCGTCTTTTAAAACACGCCGCTTCTTCATGGATGAGTTCCTACCAGATGAGGCAAACTTGCCCATGCTAGCACACGATACGGAAGATGAAGAGGCGCCCTCTCGAAACATGTTTCATTATGTTTTGATGTACGCTGCAGACCCTACTCCTAGAAATCTTAGGGGTGAGTATGAAGACGATGTAAAGAAGGGTGTCTTTCACTTTCACATTGGTACAAACAGGGGCACCGTAAAGAGAATCAAGTTTGAGAAGACTGATCAACCATATTTACGCGAAGCTAGATTCTTTGGCCAAGGCTACGGTGGCCTTTCACAGTTAAGGGAACCTTATAAGATAACCATCGATATGTATGGAAACTCAAAGGTATTCCCAGGCCAAACTATTTTTGTTGACCCTTCAGGTTTAGGCTATAAGCTTGGAAAACCGAATATCGAGGGAACTGATGCCCATTTGCTTGGCTTGGGAGGGTATCACATGATTATCAATGTAGACCATGAAATCTCTAGAGGCGTTTATGCGACAACTGCGAAAGCCACGTGGGTCATGAGAGGAAGCCCAGACGGCGAGGCAACTGCCGGAGCGCCAGCAGTAGAGCTTGTGCGAGAATCAGCACAATGTCAAGCGTTTCCCTCGTCAGGAGTACTATCAGAAGACTCTGGGTATGAACCACCGGATTCTGCCACAACAGCTACTGCAGCAGCAGACGAAGGGAGTGAATAGACGATATGGCCACTGATATTACACTAGGAGAGTACAACGGTAATAACGAATTATCGGCTCTTGCGACTTACTATTACCGGCTGCTGTACAGTGCATCTTTTAGCTCTGTTGGCTCCTCTGTTAGAAAAGTAAGCAAAAGCATAACAGACTTTGAGTTTGCAGAAAGGGCGCTGTATGGAAGGGTAAACGAAGAGATGATACCGATAGTACCAAAGGAGGACCATTTGGTGCAAATCTTTTCAGCAGATGCCACAAACGCAGTCCGCGTGATGGACTTTGTTGCCCTGGCGTTTACAAAATTTCAGAGGGCATTTCAAGACGCACACGAAACCGGCCAGATTCGCCCAGATGAAGGGTTTATGACTTATCCTGAGCCCAAACGTGGATACACTTCACCCACCACACATTACACAGAGTACAGGACCGCCTTGTTTGAAATTTTTTCTCAAAACATTAGAAACGACAAAAGCAGAAACATGCAAATCAAAGATTTTGACTCGTTTGTGCCGCATTTTGAAAATTTTATTGAAAACTCAACGACAAAAGCGCCATTTACGTTTAGTGGGTTTCTGCGTAGTAATTATGCTAACGTTTTAATGACTGGCTTAGCGATTGATTTGACAGATATGATGGATGCATCTATAGATAATAAAAAGGTTCAAAGAATTTATGACAACCCTAACTACCCGTTCTATGAAAATATGGCCCTACAGTTCGGATTCAGCATCGATAAGAACTGTCCCTATCGAATAATTGCTGATTTGGGCTCACCAGCCATGCAGAGGCATATGACTGCAATGGGATATAACAGTGTTCAGCAAGCTCTGGCAAATTGCTACGAGCCAGCTTATTTGCTAGGATACAATAACTTTAAGTCTTTGTTCGTAATTTTTTACAACTCATTAATTGGCTTTAGTTCAGTGATAGCACAGCCAAATCTAAATCAAGACGGAACATACTCGACAAGAAGGGTATTCAGAACACAACAAGACCTTATCGAACTAAATTTAGAATATGGTGAGTTATGGTTCTTAGAAAAATATGCACAAATTAGAAACCTTGAAGAACGCGGCCAAAAAACGGCTGAAAGGATGAGTCAAATTTCCAAGAGAGCGTTTAGGTATGGTAAAATTAAAGGAAAAGAGCGTGCACTGTATATGATAAGTAAACAAGTTGCAACAACGGCGCAGGAACCGGGCTCCTTCGCCCAAATAACAAAAGCTCGCGACAAACAGATTCGCAAATCAGAAAAACAGGCCGCTCAGCGCCAAGCTCAGCCCGGTATGATGGGTGGCTCAACCGGTTCTGGAAATTCTTCATATTAATGCTTGACAGCCAGATCGATACGCGCTATATTATAGTAAATCAAACACCAAAGGCTAGCCACGTGATATTTCAGGCATTGGATAACAAGCAAGAGTGTGTGGGCATCTATGCAGATGGCCGCCTCATCTACGAAGAGTTGCCCCCAGGCCTCACAAAGACTTGGAGCTACTCCGCATTTTTGCCATCGGAGGAAATCGAATATGCGAGCCTCTATTGCGTAGGAAAGGACATGAAAGAAGTGTGTCCTGAACATTTGCTTCCGGCCTGGGTTGAAGTTACTGAGCGCATGCGCGCATATTTGCGCTCCTTTGTAACTTCGGGGGTGTCATTGGAAGAAAACTGTTTTTATGATCTTGTGCCACAGAGATATCTGATGGAGTTTTGCGAGGTCAAGAACCAGATAACAGAACATGTACTAAATACAATGACGAGGCCCGATAATTATGAGCATCTTTTATCAGTTACAAAGCTGGTCGAAGAAATCTCATGCCAAAAACTAAACCTACAGCCAAATAATATTAAGCACCTCCGAGCTTCTTTGCAGGCTAGAAATCTGCTTAAAAAGTTAAAAAAGACGCATCCATACTGCAAATATAATGTAGATGGAACAAAGACAGGCCGCCTCACGACTAAGCCAAATAGTTTTCCGATTCTAACGCTCAAACGAGAGCATCGTGCTATTTTGGAACCAAACAATGACTGGTTTGTGGAACTTGATTTCAACGCTGCAGAACTTCGCGTGATGCTGTCTCTAGCAGGTAAAGAGCAGCCAGCAGGTGACATCCATCGGTGGAACATTGAAAATGTATTTAGCGGAGTTGACACAAGGGCCGACGCAAAAAAGCGTTCTTTTGCATGGCTCTATAATCCTGAGTCACAAGACCGTGCACTAGACAAGTATTATGATCGCGATGGGGTAGTCAACACATATTGGGATGGCGCCCACGTAAACACAAAGTTTGGTCGCCAGATTGCGGCAGATCAGTTTCACGCACTGAATTATATTGTCCAGAGCACATGTGCAGATATGGTGCTGGAGCAAGCATCTAAGATATCCTCATTGCTGGCTGCAAAACGCTCTAGAATCGCTTTTATTGTCCATGACAGTATAGTGCTTGATTTCGCTGATGAAGACCGTCAGGAGCTAATGGAGCTTGTTAATGAATTTTCTTCTACAAGACTTGGAAAATTTATGGTAAATATTAGTGCAGGTAAAAACTTCGGCAAACTGAGGGAGTTAAGGGTAAATGGATAAGATCATTGGTCTCGGCGCCGCAGGCGTCAACATTGTCAATGTATTCAAACAATATCCACAGTATAAAGGATATTGTATTGATGTCGGCCTAAAAGGGCTAAAGAAAGATGGTATTTACGCTCTAGAAAAGCAGGACAACCCAGAGAGATATGAGGAAAATTGCCCTTCTGTAAAAAACTTTCTGAAAGGTGCAACACCCGACCTTATGATGGTCTTGGCGAATACAGGGCACGTCTCGGCCGCCTCGCTTCCTATTCTTGAACAAGTAAAAGAGCGCAATATTAATATTATGCTTATTAATTCTGATGAACGCCGTCAAAGTGATTTTGCTCGTTTGATCGGTCGCTCCACATTTGGAATTCTGCAAGAATACGCCCGCTCAGGCTTGTTTAAAGATATTTGCTTGATTAGTAACAAATCGATGGAAACAATCATCGGGGACATCCCAGTTATTGGATACTACGATGCACTAAACAATATGCTTGTAAATACTGTCCACATGGTAAACGTTTTTGACCATTCAGAGCCAGTGATATCAGACTTTTCAAACATGCCAGAGAACTATAGAATCTCCACGTATGGGATCTCCGATTTAGAAGAAAAAGAAGAAAAATTGTTTTTTCCTCTTGACAACATCCGACAAGTGAGATATTATATAGCTATCAATCGAAAGCAACTTGAAGAAGATGGGTCACTAAACAAGAAAATTAAAGAGTTTCTGGATAATTCCAGAGAAGAAGGCATTGACGTTTCTTATGGCGTTTATGCTACAAATTACGATAAAAACCTTGTATACTGTAGAGCATACACAAACATAATTCAGGAGAGTAAATGATCGTTTATACTGGAACATTCACAAAGGCAGATGGCTCGGCTCGCACTATGCATTTCGCGCGCCTAACAGACCTGCCAGATGAATTTCTTTCTACTCGCGTAAAGGGAGGCGAAGTAACTGAAGCTCGTACCAAAGCAAAATCTAAAATGCTTGCTGAAGGTAAAGAGACTGTGTGGGATCTGGAAGCTAATAATTTCCGGGTATTCAACTGGAACACCACAGTTGATGATGTGTGTGAAGAAGAAGTCGAGGAATTAAACTTTTTTGAAAATAATGCTTGACTTTTTAAAAATCGGTGTTATATTAAATACAGAGGTTCGGAACATTTGCCGAGCCTACTATAGCCAAGTGCAAAAGGAGAAAATGTAATGGCAATTGACATGAAGGCAATGCGCGCCAAGCTAAGCGCACTAAAGAACGGAGGCCAGCGTAACGTATTCTGGCGTCCACAGGATGGAGATCAGGATGTTCGCATCGTGTCTCCCGAAGATGGCGATCCTTTCAAGGATTACTACTTCCACTATAATGTAGGAAACAACAGCGGTTTCTTATGCCCTAAAAAGAACTTCGGTGAAGACTGTGCCGTGTGTGGGTTTGTTCGTGCTCTATATGATGAGGGCACCGAAGAGTCCATCAAGATGGCCAAGTCGCTCACCGCCCGCCAGCGGTTCTTCAGCCCGGTTCTTGTCCGTGGTGAAGAGAAGGATGGTGTTCGCATCTGGGGGTATGGTAAGACCGCATACGAGACACTTCTTAATCTTGTGCTCAACCCTGACTACGGTGACATCACCGACGTAGACGAGGGTACTGATCTCACGATTAATTATGGAAAGCCTGCAGGAGCTTCGTTCCCGCAGACTAAAATCCAACCTCGCCGTCGGACCAGTGCGCTGGTCGAAAACTCAGAACAGGTGGCTGAGCTGCTAGAGAACATTCCAGAGTTTGAGACTTTATTTGATAGAAAGTCAGCCTCTGATGTTGAAGCGCTCCTAGACGCGTTCCTTTCGGATGACGATGATGCCGAATCGCGCTCTAGTGAATCACATCGCTACAGCAAGTCTGAGGAGACTAACAGCGTCGACGAAGCTTTCGACCAGCTTCTGACATAACGACAGCGCCCACAGGGAGGCATAGGGATATCAGGTGCCTCACTCTTTTACTTAGTTCCAAAATTCGCAAACTGCGGACGAATCGTCCAGATGCAGTATTAATAACCAAAAGGAGCAAACATGCGAAATAACAGAGAAGTGATCCTACCGCTTGCAGGATCAGAAGCCCACATGAAGGCTAGCCTACCAAACTTTGATGATGGAGGCCCACGCGGCGAACGAACAATGTGTTTTGTACGCCCATCAGCAGCGCACCCGCTAAGCCAGATTCCAAAAGGCCCAAACCCACGAGAGGTTGATGACGCCGGAAAGGTCTATAAGGCGGTTAGAGACGCATTTGTAAGCGACCCGTTATTCTCTTTGGGATGCGGCGGAATGCAGGCCATTTACTCAGCCGGCACACTAGACTATGGAGAATTTGAAGATGGTACTCCATACATCAAGTTTGAGTGTGAAGAGGGGGGCTTATGTGGCCAGTACGATGGCCAGCACAATGGCACAGCAGTAGATCAAGCTAACGAAGACGACGGCGGCTCACACTACAACCAGCACTACACGTTAGCACTGGTGCCAGATTCTGCGTTCAAAGACTTGGATGAAGTTCGTAACGTATCTTTTGCCACTAATTTTCGTAGTAAGCAGACAGATGCTAGCGAACACAACATTATTGGCGGCTATGATACGCTCAAGAA